ACAAAAAAAAAAACTACATCTGATAGTTACGAAGGAGCCATTGTTCTTCCTCCCAAACCTGGTATATATTTAAATGATCCTATATCAGTTTTAGATTATTCTTCTTTGTATCCTTCTTCTATGATTGAAAAAAATATATCACATGAAACGATATGTGCTCCGGATGGTGTGTGGGCGGGGAAGTCTGGAGCCAAATTGTTAACAAAATATGCATATGATTATGATGATATTACATATGATACATTTAGATGTGTATTTACACCTTCTGGGTTGTTAAAAGAAAAAATCAAAACGGGTGTACGAACCGTTCGTTATGTTCAACCAAAAGATGGCAACATTGGAATGATGCCTAAAATTTTAAGTCATTTACTTAAAACGCGAAAAGATACCCGTAAAAAAATAAAATATAAAACCATTATTGATTCGGGCGGTAATGAATATGTAGGATTAAAAAAAGATAATCAAGATGGTACAATTACTATTACCGATGAAAATAATGAACAACATAGTATTTCTCGTGAAGATATTATTAGTGAAAAAGATACCTATACACAATTTCAAAAAAATACATTAGATGGTGCTCAGTTAGCCTATAAAATTACGGCGAATTCATTGTATGGTCAATTGGGTTCAAGAATAGGAGCATTGTATTATAAAGAATTAGCCGCATCAACTACAGCGGTTGGCAGAAAGCAATTAGAAATTGCCCAAGAGTATGTAGAAGATACATCTCATTATCCTATGACATTAAACAATGGTGAAATGATACAATTACACAATGAAGTGGTTTATGGTGATACAGATTCTATTTTCGTAAAATATGATTGTCGTTATCCAGATGGTACAAAAATGAAGGGTAAGGATGCTCTTAAAGAATCCATTCGTTTATCGGTGTTAACGGAACACGGCGTACAAGAAAAATTACATGACCCACAATATTTAGAATATGAAAAAACCTTTTATCCGTTTATCTTATTTGGTAAAAAAAAATATGTAGGAAATAAATATGAACATGATGTAACTAAATACAAACAAACGGCGATGGGTATTGTATTAAAACGTCGTGATAATGCTCCTATTGTAAAAATTGTATTTGGTGATATTATTGATAGTATTATGACAACACAAACGATCGAACCCTCATTAGATTTATTAGAAAAAAATCTTGAAAAATTAATGAATGGTGAATATGGATTAGATGTATTAACGATTACCAAAACCTTATCCTCTTATTACAAGGAGCCTGACCGAGTTGCTCACAAAGTATTAGCGGAACGTATAGGAGAACGAGATCCAGGAAATAAACCACAAGTAAACGACCGTGTTCCATTTATATACATAGAGACTAAAGGTAAAGTTACACTACAAGGAGATCGTATCGAACACCCTGATTATATTAGAGAACATAATTTACAACCTGATTACGAGTTTTATATTACTAATCAAATTATGAAACCTGTATGTCAAATATACGCATTAAGTTTAGACAAATTGCCTGGTTATACTGAAGATGAATCTACATATGATAACATGTATAAAGACTACATTTCCAAAGGTAAATTACCACATAAAGCTATTAAACTTGTACTCGAAAAAAAACAAAAAGTGGCTTCTCGACTTGTGTTTGGTACTACCTTACGATTGGCTAAAAATAAACGCTTACATAATCAAGAAATAACAACCTGGTTTACCTCAAGTAAACCATCTTCTTCTAAAAAAAATAAAAAAACTAGTGAAAAAAAAGGTAAAAAAAAATATCTCATACCAGTTACACAAAAAGAACCTATTAATGATAATTTATATATAGATACCACATATAATCACGATTACGATGAGGAGGATGATGATTATTAAATAAGTTCTGTCGTACATATTGGACATTTTTTGTGTAAGTGTAACCAATTGTCTATACAACTATAATGAAAATAATGGGGACACTTATCAAACTCACGTAATATATCTCCATTTTGATAGGGTTCATTACAAATGGAGCATTCTGCATCTTCATATTGTTCTCTATTAGATTCTTGTAAATATACTAAAGTAGAATTTTCATTAATTGAAGTAACACTATTTGTAGGATTAGATGCTTGTAATCGTCTAAATGTATTTGTTAATGCTCCTGTAATCGTTTGGACGGGTATACTACCGATGCCCGAAATATTTCTATTTTGTTGCGTATCATCTATATATTCTATAGATATTTCATCAGGTAAACGTAAAGAGTCTAATATATTATCAATTACATTATTTAAATTGTTTATACTTGTAGTTACATCTGTGTCATAATTAGCAAATGATTCTGAAGGAGTCATATTTAACGTAGTATTTGTATTAGAACTTGTAGATGGATATTCTTGTGATGATAATGATAATGATGGAGGTAAAGGTGGTAAAGGTAACGATGATATACGTGATGGGATAGGCGGCGATATAGGTTCTCGCATTTGAGATACTAAAGGTAATAATCGATGTGATTGTAATGGTAGCGTTCGTGGTGGCGGTAGTGGTGACGGAGGAGGGGCTACGGATAATGGATGCGGCAGGCGTTGGCGGGGGGGTATTATTGTGGATGATAATGATGTGATATCTTCTTCTGATTCTTCTGAATTTTCTGGTTCGGCTCCCCTGTCTCGTCTAAATAATGTTCCAGGAGGACTATTATATTGATATAAACTAGCTGGTGGTAATCCTCTTGGTAAAATATTGTTTCTTCTATTTATTTGAAGTTGGTCGGGATAAGATGGCCGTTGACTGGTTCTATTAAATAATGGTAATTCTGGTAAGGGTATATGTGTTAAATACGAATGTAATCTGGGGTTTCGTATTCTTGATATATATGGTCTATTCGTACTAGAATAATTAGTTCTATTAATACCACTAATACTTGTACTATTATTTATAGTATCAGTAGAAGTATCGGTATCATTTTGTAAGTCTGTTGGACTTGAAGATTCCGTTTGACTTGAAGATTCCGTTTGACTTGAAGATTCCGTTATAGATTGATCAGGTATACTATTGGTATTATCTTTATCATTGGATATTTCAAAAGAATTATACATTGTATCTACAAAAACTATAGTAGAATTATTATTTTTTATTTGTTCATTTATTGTATGTAATAAATCTTTTGTATCATTCATGTAATATAATAGATTAAAAAAAATTTATTTTTTTAACTTATATATTTTATATTATAAATTTGATTTACACATTATTTAAAGACTTATATTACATACATATTATAGATTATAATGGATCAATCTTATTTTGTTAAAAAGGGACTCTGTGGTTTAGAAAATTGTGGTAACACTTGTTATATTAATACTATTACTCAATGTATAAATAATGACCGTGAATTTATAAAATATTTCTTAACAGAAAAATATAAAGAAGACGTAAACAAGAGTAACAGCTATCCTCTTAATGAATTTATTGAAATCACTAAAAATCTATATAAAGAAAACACCCATATTTCCCCAATGAATTATCTAATGAAAATAAAAAATCTTGCTTATAAAGATCCATGTTATCAAGAATTAATAGGTTCAGGCCAAGCCGATTCGCAAGAATTTTTACAATTCTTTCTAGAAAAATTACATGAACAACTAAAATATAATATTGACTGTTCCATTTCAGGAGAATCTGAAAATGAAACCGATACGATTGCTTTACAAGCGTATAAAGCTTGGAATAATTATTTTACAATTAATGGTTATTCAAAAATTATAGAACAATTTTATGGACAAGAATATTCTAATATAACGAGTTCTACTGATCTATCGTATTCATCGAAAACATTTTCTCCCTTTTCTTCTATATCTGTTGAAATTCCGTCTGAATTTAGAAAACAATCATGCGAGTTATATGATTGTTTAGATAATTATACCAGAAAAGAATTAAATATTACACATACACAACATAACAGCGATACACAAAATAAATATGATAAACAGTTATATTTTTGGAGTTTACCTAAAACATTAATTATTATTATAAAACGATATGATAACCATTTACGTAAAAAAAATAATGTAGTTAGATTTCCCATACATGATTTTAATCTACGTTCATATTCTATAGGATATAATAATAATAAAAATATATATGATTTATTTGCTATATCTAATCATAGTGGCGATATGAGCGGAGGCCATTATTGGTGTTATGCTAAAAATGCTGACAATCAATGGTATAATTTCAATGACAGAAATGTATCATCTATACAAGAATCTGAATTAATTACTCATAACGCATATTGCTTATTTTATAAAAAAAAACTATAATTGTAAAATATTTTTAAAATACTTTAAAATATTATAAATATTATAAATAATATATTCATTATTTTATTTATTTATTTTTATTTTCTTTATACATATTATAATGTCTAATCCATTTACAACAGATAATATTGACGATTTAACACCTGACTATACATTACAATCAAATAACCCATCGATACCCGTAGCCGATGTCCCTACTATGGCTTCTCCTGCTGTAGATGTTCCTACTATGGCTGCTCCTGATGTAGATGTTCCTACTATGGCTGCTCCTGCTGTAGATGTTCCTACTATGGCTGCTCCTGCTATAGATGTTCCTACTATGGCTGCTCCTGTTGTAGATGTTCCTACTATGGCTGCTCCTGTTGTAGATGTTCCTACTATGGCTGCTCCTGTTGTAGATGTTCCTACTATGGCTGCTCCTGTTGTAGATGTTCCTACTATGGCTGCTCCTTTTGTAGATGTTCCTACTATGGCCGCTCCTGCTGTAGATGTTCCTACTATGGCTGCTCCTATTATAGATGTTCCTACTATGGATGCTCCGAGTATGTTCGATCCTCCGAGTATGTTCGATCCTATTGCTGATACTCCTGCCATAAATATAGAATCTGGTATTCCCGTTCCTACAGAATCTCCAGAATCAATGTCTTTTATAGGCAAAATAAGATATTTTATTGTAAAATACAATATTATACCAATTAGTTTACTTGTTCTTTTTGTAGCCTTACTGATTTCTATTTACTTTGTTCATAAAAATAAAAACATAGGTGTAGAAGTGGAAAATAAGAAAAAAACTATAAGAGATAAAATAAATGATTTTGTATATGGTATATATTCATTTATTAAAAGGCAACTTAATAATATAAGTAATTTATTATATGGAAGAGATGTATTAACTCATATAGAAACAAAAGTAGAAGAAAATGAAGATACTCTTGAAAATAATACTATTAACAAAATTATCAAAAAAGAAGTGTTTAATATAAAAGATAATGTATTTACATACAAAGAATCTAAAGATGTATGTAGAGCTTTTGATAGTGAAGTAGCTTCTAAAAAACAAGTAGAAATAGCCCTTGAAAATGGTGCGAATTGGTGTAATTACGGTTGGACAAAAGGTGGATTAGCATTATATCCTATACAACAAAATTATTATGATCAGCTTAAAAAGTCCAACTCTGATAAAAAAAATCAATGTGGTTATCCTGGAATAAATGGTGGTAAATTTAATCCAAATTTTAAATTTGGTGTTAATTGTTATGGTGTAAAACCAGAAGATAAAGTTATTGGTAACAAAGAATGTAAAAAACCTAAAGATAAAGGAATTGATAAAGACAAATTATTTATCAATAAATTTAACTGTACGGATGATTCTGAATTTGATTCTTGTAGCTAAATATATAACTATAAAAATTTATAAGGTAATGGTTTTACTGTTTTATTAACACTGTGTGTGAGTGATGTATTTTTTTTAGCAGTATCATTATTATTTTTAAATGTTTTTTTTATTCGTAAGTACGAATGAATAACCTGTGTTCGTTTTAACATATATTATATGTATACATATAATAAATATTATAAATAATTAATAGTATAAATAATTAATAGTATAAATAATTAATAGTATAAATAATTAATAGTATAAATAATTA